TTAAAAAAGACATTGCAAGCCGTAAAACTGCTTTAGCGGCAGATGCTAAGAAAGAAGCGGCTAAGATGAAAACAGCGGGTAAAGTTGTAGGCACTGCTTTGTTAGCAGCAGGTCCTGGTAGGGCAGCAGCATCAAAAATAGTAACAAAAGCAGCACCAAAAGTTCGTTCCGCAGTTAAAACGGCGAAAGACCTTTCCGCTTCTGTAAGAGGTAAAACGACTAGACCTTCTGCTACTAGAGAAGTAAGGCGTGACAAAAAAGGAAGAGTATCTGAGTTGTCAGGAAAAACTCAAAGAACATCGAAGAAAATAAGAGATGCTATTTCTGAAGTTAAGAAAACAGCGAGAACTACCACGGGAGTTGGTGTTGGAAAGGGGCCTAAAGGAACTCAAACCACACGAAGCAAAAGTGGGAAAATTACAGGTAATATTTCTAGAAAAACTGTTCAAAGAGGAAAAAATATTAGGAAAGGCGCAGCGGCAGCAGGAGGAGCTGGTGCGATAGCGGCCACATCTCCTACGGCAGCAGGTAAAACTAGAAAGAAAAGAAAAGAAACTAAAAGAGCCATGGGTGGCATGGCGTTTAAAGGGATATTTTAATACAAGATGGATGACCCCACTACGTTCTCGTATTTTGTGCTGAAAGCGGTCCAAGAAAGGATCAAACTGACGGAAGATGCTGTTTTACACGGCACTCCGAAAGAATTCACAGAATATCGAGAATTAATAGGTGAAATAAGGGGTTTGAGATTTTGCGAGACAGAAATTAAAGAACTAATACAAAAGTCGGAGGAAGAATGACTAAGACATTATACGTGCCTGATCACGTTGCGGCGGAAGAAAATGCAAAACGAAATGGGGCTGTTGCTGAGGCTTATATAGAAAAAGAGCAAAAAGTACTTGACCCTTCTCGATTAGATGCTTCTTTGAGTGAAAGACTACCGCAACCGACTGGGTGGCGCATTCTAGTGATGCCCTATGCAGGGAGAGCCACTAGCGAAGGGGGAATAGCAATTCCCGATGCAGTAAGGAACCGTGAAGCATTGGCTACGGTAGTAGCGTATGTTTTGAAGGTAGGACCATTGGCATACAAAGATGAAGCTAAATTTGGCAATTCTTATGATGCGTGGTGCAAGGAAGGTGATTGGGTTTGTATTGGTCGTTATGCTGGCGCACGTTTTCGTATAGAGGGCGGAGAAGTCAGGATAATCAATGACGATGAAGTTATTGCAACGATTATAGAGCCTGATGACATACAACATGTCTAACATTAAATAAAAGGTAAATGACATGCCAGAAGAAAAAATAGAAGTAGGCGAAGTGGATGAGTCTTCTGTTGACGTAGACCTCGAAGAGGGGAAAGTCGTTGATGATGGAAGAGAAGACGATCCAAAAGTAGAAACATCCTCCAAGGAAGATGAACTTGAGGAATATAGTGATGGCGTACAGAAGCGAATAAATGGCTTAACCAAGCGATTTCGTGAAGAAGAACGTCAAAAACAAGCTGCTATTGAGTTTGCGGAAAGTGTTAAGCAACGCAATGAAGAGCTTGAAAAAAGAATTCAAAACTTAGATAAAGGGTATCAAGAGGAGTTTGGCAATCGAGTGGAGTCACAACTTGATGTTGCTAAGAAGGTTCTGAAAGATGCTCATGAATCTGGGGATGTAGACAGAATAGTAGAGGCTAATGAGGCATTAGCTAATCTTTCTGTTGATAAAGTCAGACTAGCATCGGCTAAAAAACAAGTGGAAGAAGAAGTTGTTGTTGCACCTGAAGAACAGCCACCGCTTGTTCCAAATCAGCAAAATATACCGTCTGCTCAAGAAGTAATGGACCGAGAGCCTAAGCTAAAAGAGTGGGTGGAAAGGAATGACTGGTTTGGAAAAGACAACATTATGACCTATGCAGCATTTCAAATAGATGAACAACTTCAGGCAGAAGGTGTTGACCCAATGTCTGATGAGTATTATGCTGAGGTTGATAAGAGGTTATATTCTGAATTTCCACATAAATTCAGCAAAACTAACGGAGGAAGTAGAAAGGTCGCGTCAGCCGAAACTTCCGCATCCCGCAACAAGAGTAGACGTAAGACTGTGAAGTTGACTCCTTCACAGGTAGCTATAGCAAAAAAACTAAATGTTCCTCTCGAGGAATATGCTAAATACGTTTAAGAAGGAGTTAACGATGGAAGAAAAAAACGAGAACACAACTCGCCAAAAGACTACTCGAAATAGAACGCCAAGAGCCAATCAAAGTCGAGCCGGGCAAACTCGCAAGGAACCGTGGAGACCGCCATCTATGTTAGATGCTCCTCCTGCGCCAGATGGATATAAGCACAGGTGGATAAGAGCGGAAGTCATGGGATATGATGATCGCAAAAACGTGTCAGCACGATCTCGAGAGGGATTTGAGTTGGTACGAGGCGAAGAATATCCTGACTTTAGTATTCCTACCGTTGAAAACGGCAAACATGCCGGAGTCATAGGAGTAGGAGGACTGCTTCTAGCTAGAGTTCCTGAAGAAGTTGTTGAACAACGCAATGATTATTTTCGCAATATGACCCGCGATCAAATGACGGCTGTTGATAACGAGTTGGCTCGAGAACAACATCCAGTAATGCCTATAGGTAAACCCGATAGGCAAACGAGTGTAACTTTTGGAGGCCCACGCAAAGACGAGGGCTAGGAGTAATTAATTATGGCAAATAGTAATGGAGCTTTTGGCTTGCGCCCGATTGGAAAATTAGGACAAGCAGCTAACTCCACTGGTACTACAGGCTATACACCTTATGAAGTTGCTAGTAACAACTCTAATGTTATCTATCACGGTAGCCCAGTCATCCCGTTAGCATCGGGATATATAGACATTGTGGGTGCTGCGGCAGGTGGCTCAGTGAGTTTGTTAGGCGCATTCATGGGTTGTGAATATGTTTCTAGTACTACTGGAAAAACAGTATGGTCAAATTATTGGCCGGGATCAGGTGCTGATAGCAATCACCCTGTAAAGGCATTTGTTGAAGATGACCCAAATACTTTGTTTTTGATTGCGTCAGACGCATCATTGACAAGTAAAGCAAACACTAGGGCTTCGGTCTTTTTGAATGCTAACTTTGCTACTGCAACTAGCGGTACCACAGCAACTGGTATGTCTTCAGCGACTTTGGGTGTAAGTACTCTTGCTACTACTAATTCGCTACATTTGCGAGTTATGGGATGGCAAGATGACCCAGAAAATGCTGATTTCACGGCGGCTGGTATTGGCGTAATAGTAAGGTTGAACAACAGCTTTAATGCCCCAACGGGGTCTATCGCTGCTGGCACACCTTCAACAACAGGCGTATAGGAGGCTTAACAATGGCTATTAGTAGAGCGCAACTAGCGAAAGAACTAGAGCCTGGCCTCAATGCCCTTTTCGGCTTAGAGTACGCCAGGTATGACAACGAGTCTGCTGAAATTTATGATACGGAATCTTCAGATCGTGCGTTTGAAGAAGAAGTAATGCTTTCTGGTTTTGGTTCAGCACCAGTTAAATCAGAAGGTTCAGCAGTATCCTTTGATGATGCACAAGAGGCATATACCGCAAGGTATACTCATGAGACTATTTCTCTTGCTTTTTCAATTACTGAAGAAGCGATAGAGGATAATCTTTATGATCGCCTCGCAAGTCGTTATACAAAAGCATTGGCACGTAGTATGGCTAATACCAAACAGGTTAAAGCCGCTGCTACTTTGAACAACGCTTTTGACAGCACTTTTACAGGTGGAGATGGAAAAGAGCTTTGTGCTACTGACCATCCTCTTGTTAATGGTAATGACTTGAGAAACGAGCCTTCTACGGCTGCTGACTTGAACGAAACCAGTCTTGAAAATGCTTTAATTGACATCGCAGCGTTTGTTGATGAGCGTGGATTGAAGGTTTCTGTTCGTGGAATGAAGTTAATTATTCCACCTGCGTTGCAGTTTGTCGCAGATAGATTGCTTGAAAGCACCCTTCGACCGGGAACATCAGATAATGACACTAATGCTATGAGGAACATGGGAATGCTTCCACAAGGCTATGTAGTGAACCATTATCTTACTGACACAGACGCTTTCTTTATTAAGACGGATGCACCGAGAGGATTCATCCATTTTGAAAGAATGGCTATGTCTACCAAGATGGAAGGTGATTTTGATACTGGCAACATGCGGTTCAAAGCCCGTGAGCGTTACAGCTACGGATACTCTGACCCACGTTGTGTATTTGGTTCACCAGGTGCATAAAGTTTAGGGGGCTTAATTGCCCCCTTATTTTAATAGCTAGATGAGACCCTGTTAGGGTTCCAAAAGGAGTTCGGATGGCTAATCCACATTTTCAAAATATGATTCTCTGGGCTGGTAATACTGTTGCCTCCAGAGCAAAAAAAGACACCCCTATGTTTCTTCCGTATGCTTCGGATCAAACATACTACATGTACAGCAATGACTTTTTTACCTATAACTCAGGCGATTGGACAGTAACTACTACTGAAGCAGGATCAGGTAACGCTTCAGAAGCTATTACTTCTGGTGCAGGTGGACAGTTGTTAATCACTAATGATGACGCAGACAACGACTTAGATTTCCTACAATTAAAAGGCGAATCGTTTTTAATTGATGGTACTAAAAGAGCTATGTTTGAAGCTCGATTTAAAGTTAATGACGTTGATCAATCTGATTTTGTCATTGGCCTTGGAATTACAGATACTACGCCTTTAGATACTACTGACGGCATATTCTTTATTTCAGCCGATGGTGATGCTGGTTTAGACTTTTTAATAGAAAAAGATAACAGCGCAACAACTACTGAAGACGTAGCAACCATGGCAGATGATACTTTTATTACCGTTGCTTGGTATGTTGACCCAAATACTTCTCTAGTATATTACTCAATTAACCACGCTGAACCCGTGGGAGTAGCAAATACTAATGTTCCAAATGATGAAGAATTGACTGTATCATTTGGTATTCAAAATGGAGAAGCGGCTGCACAAACCATGACTATAGATTACGTTACTGCGATGGTAGAACGATAATAGGAGGTTATTATGGCAGATGCAGTTGCTGTAACCAAAATAGATGATGGACCTCGAAATGCGGTTTTTTATCTTACTAATATTAGTGATGGAACAGGTGAAAGTGCGGTAGCCAAAATAGATGTTTCGGCTTTAAGTGCTAATCCAAATGGGGATGCTTGCACTGGTGTCCGTATCACTAAAATAAGTTTCTCTAATGTAGGTATGGGTGTTCAGTTGTTTTTTAATGCGTCCACCAATGTTTTAGCCGCTCAACTACCAGCAGATTATACCGATACTTTGGATTTTAGCGAATTTGGAGGATTGAAGAATTACGCAGGTAGTGGCAAAAATGGTGACGTTCTATTAACAACAGTCGCACATACAGACGGAGATACTTATACTGTAGTGATAAGCTGCACTAAAGAATACACTGCCCTTTAATTTTTAGGAGACTAAAATGGCGACCTCTGGATCAGTTGATTTCAACTTAGATATGGCAGAAATAACAGAGGAAGCCTTTGAGCGATGTGGCTTGGAGCTTAGAACAGGCTATGATGCTAAAACCGCTAGACGTTCTTTAAATTTATTGTTTGCAGATTGGGCAAATAGAGGACTTAACCTTTGGACAATCGAGCAGGTAACTCAATCACTTGCTCGATTGTCTAGTTCTTCTTCTGTTGCTACTTACCCCATAGGCACAATTACCATGACGGTAGGTGCTTCAGCTAGTTTTAGCGTAGGAGAAACTATTACTGGTGGCACCAGTGGTACTACTGCAAGTATCATTACTAAGCCAACAAGCACAACGATGACTCTTACGGTTCCTAGTGGTGATTTTACTGCTTCAGAAACTATTACTGGGTCTTCAAGTGCTGCAACTACAACAGTTACTGCTAATCCGGGATTAACAGATGTTCAAGCTACTGTAGATTTATTAGAAGTAGTTATTAAACGTGATAACAATGATATTTCTGCTAGTCGAATAAATCGTCAAGATTATTTAAATATCCCGACTAAAACAACTCAGGGAAGACCTACTCAATACTATGTAGACAGGCTTATTACGCCTACTATTACAGTGTGGCCTTCACCTGAAAATTCTACTGACCAACTTATCTATTATCGTGTTAAAAGACTAGATGATGCTGATACGAGTACAAACAATGCTCAAGTACCGTTTAGGTTTTTACCATGTTTAGTAGCAGGGTTGGCGTACCAAATATCTGTTAAAAAAGCACCTGATAGAATAGGAATGCTTAAAGATATTTATGAAGAAGAATTTGCTCGAGCAGCGGCAGAAGATGGCGAAAGGACTGCGCTAAGACTAGTTCCTACTTATTCATCATTGAGTATATAAATGGGACGTTACGCTTCTGGAAAACATGCTTTAGGTATATCAGACCGTTCTGGGAGAGCGTACAAACTCAAAGACATGGTTAAAGAGTGGAATGGTCTTTTAGTAGGAAAAGACGAGTATGAGTCTAAACAACCTCAGTTAGAACCTCGACACACTAAAGCAGATCCCCAAGCGTTAAGAGTCAGCCGTCCAGACAGAACAGAACCAGCGGTAGAAGTTTTGCTACCTTTTAATCCTTTTAAATCAGGGGATACAGGGCTTACTCTTATTACGGTGACAGAGCCAGGACACGGAAGAAGCACTGGAGATACCGTTCGATTTAGAAACGTAGAATCTGTAGATGGTTTTGCAGAGGCTGTAATAGAAAATTCTTCTGGTTATTCAATTACAAAAGTAAACGATAATTCATATACTTTTGTTCCTAGTGATGGTTTAGCTACAACAGGAAATATTTTAGGCGGAGGAGGTTTTGCTTCCGCAGGACCCGTAACAGTGAGCGCATGATATGGCATTTACATTTACTACTTTAAAAACAGCTATACAAGATTATACGCAAAATACAGAATCTACTTTTGTAAGCCAGTTGTCTCGTTTTATTATTAATGCTGAAGAAAGAATATTAAAAGAATGTCAACTAGATGTATTTAGAAGAAATGATCAGGGGGCATTAACTAGTGGAAATAAATATTTAACAAAACCCGATAAATATTTAGCTCCTTATTCTCTAAGTGTTATTACTAGTTCTGAGAATAATTTTTTATTGTATAAACACCCTACTTTTCTACAAGATTACACTCCTAATCCAGCTACTACGGGAGTTCCTTTGTATTATGGTGATTGGGACGATACAACATTTATGTTAGCTCCTACTCCAGATTCTGCTTATACGGTTGAATTACATTATTTTTTTCGTCCAGATTCAATTACGGCAACTTCTGATGGAACAAGTTGGTTGGGGACTAATGCCGAATTAGCACTGTTGTATGGTTCTTTAGTAGAAGCGTATACTTTCATGAAAGGTGAAGTGGATATGTTGCAACTTTACCAAGCAAGATTTCAAGAATCATTAAATTACTTGAAAAACCTTGGCGAAGGAAGAACCACTCGAGATGAGTACCGTTACGATGAAGTACGTAGAGAGCCTATTGCATAATGTTTAATCTGAATATGGAAACAAATGTAGGCACTCCTACTGTGGTTACCACTACAGACCGAGGCATGAATGCTGAAGAATGGGCAGAATTAGCGGTGAAAAGAATAGTAGATGTGTCTATGGATGCTCCTATGCCGTTACGAGAACAAGCACTTGCATACCAAAATAGTATAAAAGCGTTATTGATAGATTATTTTTATAAAGTTGCTCGAAGTGAACGTGCAACTATAAAAGCTATATTAGAAAAACAAGGTTATGCTGATATAGCGAAAAACATAGAGGATATATAAATGGCGATAACACAAGCAATGTGTTCAAGTTTCAAGAAGGAATTGCTTGAAGCCAAACATAATTTTCTTTTGAGTGGTGGTAATACGTTTAAAATAGCTTTGTATACATCAAGTGCTAGTTTAGGTGCTTCTACAACACAATACACGACAAGTAATGAAGTTAGTGGAACTAATTATACGGCTAAAGGAAATACTTTAACTCGCGTAAATCCTTCCCTTGATGGTACAACTGCTATAACAGATTTTGCAGATACTACGTGGTCATCTAGTACCATTACAGCTAGAGGCGCATTAATTTTTAACGAAGACACTACTGGCGATACTTCAGTATTAGTTTTAAATTTTGAATCAGATAAAAGTTCTAGTTCTGGGGATTTTACTATTGCGTTTCCAACTCCAGATGCTAGTAACGCTATTATAAGGATTGCATAAAAACAATGGCTGCGGGTTACGGTAGAGATGGATGGAGTAGTGGTAAGTACGGGCAACCGACTTCTATAGAAGTTACTGGCGTATCTGCTACAGGTGCTGTAGGCACCGTTGTTATTCCTGTATCGGTAAAAGGCGTATCTGCCACAGGTGCTGTAGGCACCGTTACTATAACCCAAGGAACAGGGGTAACAGTTTCTGCTACAGGTGTTTCTGCTACAGGTTCGGTTGGTACGGTTACTGTAACTCAGGGCGAAGGTATAACAGTTTCTGCTACAGGTGTACTTGGTACGGGTGCTGTAGGTACGGTTACATTACCGAATATATGGGGACCAGTTCCTGCGGACCCACAAATACCTGAATGGGCAGAAATTTCAGATGCACAAACTATAACTTGGACTCAAATTGATGATGCACAGTCTATAACTTGGACTCAAATTAGTGATTCTCAGACTGCAAATTGGTCAGAAATAGATGACAGTCAGTCTATAAACTGGCAAAAAGTAGCATAAGGTAACGATAAAATGGCAAGCACATATACGACAAACACAGGCATAGAAAAACCCGGAACTGGTGAAAAAGCAGGTACATGGGGGACTATGACAAACACCAACATGGACTTAATTGATGAGGCTATCAATGGAGTTAAAGAAGTTACTTTAACTGCACCTGGAAGTTCAGGCTCCCCAAGAGAACTTAGTATCGTAGACGGTTCAGCCTCTTCAGGGACGGCAGCTACTACGAATGGCCGTCACCGATACATTGAGTTCAAGGACGGTGGAGACTTGGGGGCGGATGCTTATGTTCAATTAGTTCCTGCTAATGCACAAAAAGTTTTGTTTTGTAAAAACAGTCTGTCAGCAAGCCGATCTGTTTTTCTTTTTCAAGGAACTTATAGCGCAAGTAGAGATGTACAATTATTAAATGGTAAGGATTACATTGTTAAGTTTGACGGTGCAGGAACACCTGTTGTCAGTAATATATTAGATAACATAGTTATTGGAAATGATCTGACACTAGGGTCAGATGCTGCTGTACTGGCATTTGGCGCAGATTCAGAAATTACCGTTACGCATAGTGCGGATGAAGGACTCAAGTTTAAAAACACCAATACAGGTGATGATAAACCTATGAGTATTTATCTACAAACAGGCGAAACAGATATTGCAGTAAATGATTATTTAGGGCGTATATTTTTTCAAGCTCCTGACGAAGGCACTGGTACGGATGCGGTAGCTATAGCAGCAGAGGTATCTGCGATCAGTGAAGGAGATTTTTCTTCATCCAATAATGCGACTAGTTTAAGTTTTGGTACTGGATCTTCTGGAGCGTCAGTTCAAAAAATGAAGTTAAGCTCTACAGGTGTTTTAACTTTAAATGGCTCTTCTGGTTCAATAATTATACCTGATAACGCTACTATTGGATCTGCCTCTGATACGGATGCGATTGCTATTGGCTCTGGGGGAACAGTTACTTGTTCACAAGCATTAGTGGTCCATGGCAATGTAGATTTAGGTGACAACGCTGGAGATACAATTACTGCAACAGCTAGATTTGACAGTGCGTTAAATCCATCTACTACTAACGCTAGAGCATTAGGAACTAGTTCACTGCGTTGGTCGGATCTTTATGTAAATGATGTTTACATAGGCGCAGACACTAATTCTACTGGAATACTTTTTGTAGGAACTGAAAGTGCTCTTGGAGGAACTTCAAAGTGTTATTTTAAATTTTATGGAGCTGGCACAAGATATGGAATGTCTATGCGACCGAATGTAGCAGGTCACACATATTATCTTTATCTTGTTAATGCTAGTAATACATTCGTTGGTGGCATCTCAATGAATTCAGATAATGCTGGTATAACTGTTGCTACTTCTTCTGATTACAGATTAAAAGAAAACATTTCTGATATGACGGGAGCGATTGATAGAGTCAAAGCATTAAAACCCAAAAGATTTAGTTTTAAGGTTGATGAAAATAAAAAAATTAAAGACGGATTTTTAGCACATGAAGCACAAGAAGTAGTTCCTGAAGCGGTAACAGGCGAAAAAGATGCTATGAAAGATGGCGAGATTGCCCCACAAGGAATCGATCAAAGTAAATTAGTTCCTCTTTTGACAGGAGCTTTACAAGAAGCTCTTGCAAAAATAGAAGTATTAGAACAAAAAGTTGCAGCTTTGGAAGCAAAATAAATGGCTAGTAGTTATACAGCAAACAACGGTATAGAAAAACCTGGGGTAGGTGAGCAAGAGGGTGCATGGGGCGGAACTCTTAACACCAACTTTGATATTATTGACCGGGTGCTGTCTGGTGTGGGTTCTATTTCACTATCTGGGACTACACACACTCTAACTACTACAGACGGTACGCTTACTGACGGTATGTATCGAGTGCTTTTGTTTACAGGTGCGTTAGGTGCAAACAATACGGTCACTATCAGCCCCAACGATCAAGACAAGTTATATTTTGTAGTTAATAACACGACCGATAGTGGTAGTAGTGGACCGTACTCTGTAATTATCAAACAAGGCACAGGAGCTACTGTAACAGTAGCTAATGGGGCTTTTAATATAGTTTATGCTGATGGCGCAGGAAGTGGTGCAGCAGTAGTTAGTTTATTATCGAAGGATCTTGTTTTTGGAGATGATGTAAGTTTACAAAGTGATGGTGCAGTTCTTAATTTTGGGGCGGATGACGACACCAAATTAACTCACACAGATGGCACAGGCTTAACGCTTAATAGCACAAATAAATTAACTTTTGGAGATACGGCTTCTTTTGTTCAACAAAGCTCTGATGGTGTTTTAAAAATAGATGGCGAAGCTACTATTGATATGAACGCTTCGACTGCGGTAACAGTAAGTAATGATTTAAAATTAGACAGTGATGCTGCTGTACTAGGGTTTGGTACTGATAATGATGTGACTTTAACTCATGTTGCCGACACTGGATTATTGTTAAACAGCACTATGCAACTGCAATTTAATGATGCTAGTCAAAATATTACAGCACCTGACGCTACCACGTTAGATATAAATGCAACCGATGAAGTTGAGATAAATGCAACTTTAGCAGATGTAAACGCTAATTTAGACGTATCAGGAACATATACTGGTGGTGGTACGATGACTACGGGTGGAAACATTGTTATTCCAGACGCAGGTAACATTGGGTCAGCCTCTGATACAGACGCTATAGCCATATCTTCTGGTGGTGCAGTTACGTTTTCGCAAACGCCAGTGTTTCCAGATGGCTCGATAGCCATAGCAGATTTAGACATAAATGGTGGAACGGATGTTGGAGAAGCGTTAGTAGATGCTGATTTGTTTATTGTAGATAACGGTGCAGGTGGAACCAACCGTAAATCAGCCTTGTCCCGGTTAAAAACTTATGTTACAGGCGATAATACTTTAATAACTTATAAATACACGGCTACAGCAGGGCAAACTACGTTTACTGGAAGCGATGGCACAAATACTTTAGCGTATACGACAGGCAATTTATTCGTAACATTAAACGGTTTGACTTTAGAAAACGGTACAGATTACACAGCTACTAATGGAACAAGTGTAGTATTAACGGATGCCGCAACAGTAAGTGATGAATTAAACATTTATGCGTTTGGAGCGTTTAATGCTGCAAATGTTACAGCAGCTAATGGAGACTTTAGTGTAGGTGATGACCTTACTTTAGACAGCGATGGTGCAGTCATCAAGCTAGGTGACGATCAAGATGTAACGATTACTCATAATGCTGACGAAGGTATTACGCTAAACAGCAAAGACATTAGTGGCGTAAGTTCAATTAATACTGGGCAAATTGGAGGCAATCGCAACTATATTTACAATGGCGATACTAGCTTGTGCCAGAGAGCGACTTCAGTATCAAATATAGGAAATGGTGATGGTGGGTATCATGTGCAAGACAGGTGGCGTATTTATGAAGCAGGTACAACGGGCGGTGAACTCCAAATGTCACGAGCTACCGAAGTGCCTAATGGTTTTCAATATTCTATGAAGTTGGCTTGTACTACGACTGAAACTCTTGCCGCAGATGAATCATGGCGGCTTGAACAACGGCTAGAGGGGCAAGATTTATATGCTTGGAAAAAAGGTACAGCAGATGCTTTGCCTGTTACTCTCTCCTTTTGGGTCAATGCTACCAAAACAGGGACAAATATCGTATCGCTTTTTGACGCTGATAATTCTCGCCACATTTCAAAATCTTATACAGTAAGTTCCAGCAATACTTGGGAGTACAAAACAGTAACTTTTGCGGGAGATACGACAGGGGTTTTTGATAGAGATGCAAATGTAAGTTTACAAATTTTATTTTATCTAGCAGGAGGGAGTAATTTTACTTCGGGAACTTTGGCAACGTCATGGGCTGCTTATAACGCTGCTAACGCTTCTGTAGGACAAGTCAATAATCTGGATTCAACAAGTAATAATTTCCACATTACTGGACTTCAACTTGAACTGGGTGAGACTGCGAGTGTTTTCCAAAACGAAACCTATGGTGAAAATTTTATACGGTGTGCAAGATACTTTGAAAAACGAGTTGGAGGCATTCTTTACAGTGCTAACAATGCGGGAGGTTCTGGATATTATGATTATTCCCATTGGGAATTTAAAGTACGGAAACGAGCAGTACCCACCTGTACAGGCCACACAGGAACTCAGCAACAAATCAATGAAGATAGTGCTGGGGTGTATAATAATGGAACGTATGCTCAGTGGTCAGGTAGTTCAACAGCAAACTCGGAGTTGTAAATGAACGAAACAAAAATAAAAACAGGTACATTTCAGTATGTCAATCTTTTGCAAACAGGCGAGAAAGACAGCATCACAGCGATAGTAGATGGTGTGAAATATGGAGTCCCACTAGATGAAGCAAACACAGATTATGCAATTATTAAACGATTGTTAGAAGCAGGAACAATCACTATAGCGGATGCAGACTAATGGTTAGTAAAGCAAGAAAAGCAGCAGCCCAAGCGTCCTATCAACAAACAGAACGTAAAAATTTTCTGGATAACGGAAATATGGAAGTTGCCCAACGAGTTAGTGGTAGTGGTACAGTTTCTTATTCCGCAGGAGATTATAAAGTTGGAGCTATTGACAGGTTTTGGGCTTGGTCAGGATGTGCAGTAGCGTTTGACATAAAAACTGCAACGACTGCACCTCCAAATTTTGGTAATAGCTTGCATATTGATATTACTACAGCAGATGCAAGTTTAGCTGCTGGCGATGCTTTTTATATGAACCAACAAATAGAAGGGCTTAATGTACAGTCAATAGGTAAAGGGACTGCAACAGCTAAAGCCTTAACTTTATCTTTTTGGGTGCGCTCTCCTAAAACTGGAACACACATTGTTGAATTAATGGATAGAGATAACTCCAGTCGTAGTTCTAGTCAAGCCTATACAATCGCCTCGGCAGATACCTTCGAATATCATAGCGTAACTTATCCAGCAGACACGACTGGAGTTTTAGGGAACGATAATACAAGAGCCTTATCGGTAATATTTTGGTTAGCAGCAGGAAGTAATTACACATCAGGTTCTTTAAATACAAGTTGGGGAACAACTACAGCAAATAGAGCCGTAGGGCAAGTAAATGTAGCTGATGATGCAGCTAATAATTTTTACATTACTGGAACACAACTTGAACTCGGCAATACACCTACCGAATTTCAGTACGAATCTTATCAAGAAAATTTAGCACGATGTCAAAGATATTTTGAACGATTTAATATTTATTGGTATCAGAGAGCAGGAAATAGTTATGCTACTAATGTTTCTGTCGGACACAACTTCGATTTTAAAACAGAAAAAAGAACCACAGTAACGCCCACGATACCCAACGGTTTAGGGACATCTTCTGGAAATGTAGGTGTTACTACAAACACTGGAAACTATGCTTCTACGCAACCAAGCAGTTTTTCTCATGTTAGTACAGCATCAATGTCGGTTATTTATTTTGGTACAGGCAGTGGAGTAGCAGGATTAACTGCTAGTAGTCTTGCTTCTATGTTTACTAATGGTTCTACCGTAATTGATTTTGATGCGGAGATGAGTTGATTATGAAAATAGAGAATGCAAAATATCATAAACTTCCAACACCTACTGGTGATGGTAAAATTATAAGTATTAGTTGCACAGTCGATGGGGTGTTAGCTGCTGTTCCGCTTGATAAAAATAATTATCATTACGAAGAAATACTTAAACAAGTAGATGAAGGTACATTAACGATAGCGGATGCCGACTAATGGAAAACACAGAAAGATTACATGAATTAACGGCTCGGCTCGAAGCCCACGTTGCACGTTGCGAAGAGCGTGATAAGACGATATTTAATGATTTAGCCGAGTTAAAACAAGAATTAAAAGATTTTCGTATGTTGATGACAACGATTGGTGTTCTGTTAACATCTGGTGTAGCAGGTACGTTAGTAACGGTTTTATTGAGAGGATAAGTGGAAGCTAAAATAACATTAGCAGATGGAAGAGTGATTAATAATCCTTTTCTTGGTGCTGCTCAACAAGCTCAAAGGTCTCAACAGCAAAGTGCTGCTCAACAGGAGTCGAATGCTGGTGGTCTGGCTAGTCTTGGCAAGGCTACGTACTCCTGGGCAAGACCAGAGGCGTTAGCAGTTGCACAAAACACCTATAACGCGAAGACATTGCCGTATTCTGGGACTTATGGGGTAGGTTTAGCCAACTATGGTTGGAACGAAAGCAATATATTGGACAAAATTAAATACTCTCGAGACAAGTTTAGTAAAGGTGACAAGTCTGGTGGGTACAAAGAAATTTACGAAAAGATGGGTGATTGGGCGGATAAGTACAATCCCAAGTTAAAGACGTTTTTGGATACGGGCAATATTCCACAAGGGCTGAAGATGGACACGGTGCTTCAGGCCGCAGACTATGGGCTGAGAGGGCTAGGCCAAAAACAACAAAATAAAAAAGGTTTTTTTGACACTACTTTTGGAAAAATACTATCTACTGCTGCAACGATAGGTGCATCAGCGATAAATCCTTATCTTGGTGCCGCAGTTGGTGCAGGACTAGGCGGTGCTCAGGGAGGTTTGAAAGGTGCTGTTATGGGCGGTCTTTCTGGTTATGGCGCAGGAAAATTCATAGGTGGTTTTAAAGGTTTTCAACCAGTAATGGCTAATCAAATGTCAGGGCTTGCAAATTTTACAGGTCGGTTAGGAGCAGGGCTTAAAGCGTTACCGGGAGCAGGGTTTTTTACAGGGACAAAAGGCATTGGAGCACTTGGCCTTGGTAATAACCTGACTACGGGTATGATGCTAGGACAAGGTATGATGGGTATGATGCAACCTGGAGTGCAAGCACCACAAGCTATGGGGTTACGAAACTTCCCGAATGCGTATCAACAACTAGCGTATGGCGGTGGAAACGTAGGTCAATATGGTGGAAACGTAGATAATTACATGGAATACAGGCCAGATGCTGAATTAGAAGATGCTTTTAAAACAAAATTTGAACGAGAAGAATAATGCCATTAGCTAAACTGACATTTAAACCAGGCGTTAACAAAGAAACAACCTCTTATGGTAATGAGATGGGGTGGTTTGACTCGAGTTTAATTCGTTTCAGAAAAGGTCGTCCTGAAAAAATGGGTGGTTGGACTAAATTGTCATCGACTTCAGGTAAAGGCATTAAAGGAACTCCACGCTCTTTGTTTTGTTGGGTAGCCTTAGATGGTTCTAAATTCATGGGAACAGGGACTAGTGAAAAGTTTTTCATAGAACAAGGTGATGATTTTAACGATATAACGCCACTACGAGCTACTCAAGCCAGCTTAACCGATCCTTTTACCTCAACAAGCGGTAGTGCTGTATTAACTGTTACAGACGTTAATCACGGTGCAGCAGAAGGAGATTATGTTACTTTTTCAGGGGCTGTTACATTTAACGGTGTAGCAGGGTCTTCTATTAATACAAACCTACAAATCACATCAGTTATTAGTTCTTCGGCATATACAGTAGATACAGGAGATGCAGCAAGCGGTAATGGCTCAGGGGGTTCAGGAGGCGCAGCAATAGTTACTGCAAGATATGAAATTAACACGGGGTTAAATTCTGCGGTAGCGGGTACTGGATGGGGTGCAGGATTATGGGGCGGTACAACTACCGCTCAACCGTCCTCTACTACTTTAGGTGGAGATATTACTAATTCTGCTACTTCTATTGCGTTAACAAGTGCTTCTGATTTTGAAACAGCGTCTAGTGCGGTAAACAACAGTGCGGGTGTTACAGTTAATGATACGCAAATAATAGTAGATGCTACTTCTGGTTTTCCTGCAAAAGGAACCATTAAAATAGATAGCGAAAACATCCTGTATACCGCAAAAGACGATACTACGAATACATTCAGTGGGTTAACCAGAGGAATGGATGGTACGACAGTAGCTGCTCATGATGATAACGATACAGTTACATTTGTAGGTTTAATATTAGTTAATAACGAATTAATTCAGTATACGGGTAAAAGCACTAACACGCTTGATGCTGGGGTTGTTCGAGGGGCAAGAAACACTACCGCTGCTGCTCATAGCAGTGGTGACCTTGTAAAAGAAGCGAATGAATTTACCGGGTGGGGTGAAGCGTCTGATGCTACATCCGCCACTGGGTCGTTAAGATTATGGTTTCAAGATAATTATGGCGAAGATTTATTTTTTAACCCAATAGATGATACACCATATTATTGGGATAAAAGTTTAACTACAGGAACCAGAGCAACCGCGTTGTCAGCCCAAACTGGCGCATCACAAGTACCTACTATTACACGGCAAATAATGATATCAGGAGAAGATAGACATGTTGTTTGTATGGGCTGTAACGAGTTAGGTGCTACCACACAAAATTTATTACATGTTCGATGGTCAGATCAGGAAAACCCTTTTGAATGGAACCCAACACTTACTAATACAGCAGGTGGTATAACATTATCTTCTGGCTCAAAGATTGTTAGAGCGATTAGAACCCGACAAGAAATACTGATTTATACCGATGTAAACACCCATGTTATGCGTTTTGTAGGACCTCCTAACATATTTAGTTTTGCATTAGCTGCGAGTAATACGTCATTAATTAGTCCAAATGCAGTTGTAACGGTAGCTGATAAAGTGTTTTGGATGTCTCGAGAAAACTTTCATGTGTATACGGGACGTTCTGAAGTGATTCCATGTACTGTGTTACGGTATATATTTGATGATATTAATACAGATGAATTTGACAAGATTGTTGCAGGGTCAAATAAAATGTTTGATGAGGTTTTCTGGTTTTATCCGTCATCAGGCAGTACAGAAAACGACCGTTATGTAAAATTTAATTTTACGGAAGGTACATGGGACATTGGCACGTTATCCAGAACTGCGTGGGTAGATTTTGGAATTCACTCTAACCCTCGAGGTGCAGGGTCTGATAGTGGTACTCAGTATGTTTATGAGCATGAAAACACACAAGATGCAGATGGTAGCGCAATGACATCATATATTGAGTCAGCCGACTTTGATTTAGACCCTGATGGCAATAATTTTATGTTTATTACAAGACTAATTCCTGATGTAGCTTTGTCAGGATCTGTAGATTATGTATTAAAAACAAGAAATTACCCTGGAGATTCGTTAGCTACTAATTCTACCTCAACGGTTACTCCTTCTACACAGCAAGCGTTTTTACGTGCTAGGTCAAGGCAAGCAGTGGTTCGAGTCGAAAGCGACACTCCAAATACTACATGGACATTGGGCGATTTGCGGTTAGATATACGTCCAGATGGGAGAAGATAATGGCAAAATTACTAGAAGTAAGTTTTTCTGACGTATCCGATGAATATAACCCGGTTACGTTCCAAGGCATTTTTAAGGATATTGAGACTGCTTTGGTAAAAAAGGACTTTCCTGAGCAGATTGAAGGGAAAGATGAATCAAGGGCAATGAACTGGTTTATGGGTTAAATGGCTACTTTTTATAAAAATGCTAAATTAAGGCACTTGGCTACTTCTGCTACCACGTTGTATACAGCAAGTCTTGTGTCAGGTGACTCAAATAGTGCATCTACGGATGATCCTACTACCGCTATTTTTAAGTCTATTTTAGTATCAAACGATGATGGTTCTACTGCAACAACAGTAACAC